CGCGGTTACGTTGAGCGGCAAGAGGTGACGGGAGCGGGTTCAGAACCGATAACCTTTATCATCAAAGAAGCAAAACGTGGAGATGAAAAAGGAGATTGATTTATATCCACAGCAGTTTGGATTCGTAACTACAGAGGCGAATCTATCCGGCTTCATCGCTGGGATTGGAGCGGGTAAAACCTTTGCCGGAGCGGTAAAGGCGATGATGCTTGCGAAGCCAAACACAACCGGAATGATTGTTGCTCCGACATACCGAATGTTACGAGATAGTACGGAATACACGTTTCGTGAAGTTGCGAAAGACGTAATTATTGACGAGATCAAAACAGACGCGACCTATATTCTACGCGGTGGGGGTAGGGTGATTATGCGGTCTGCACATGAACCAGAAAACCTCCGTGGACCAAACTTACACTGGGTATGGATCGACGAAGGCGGGCTGACACGAAAATCAACATGGGATATTTGTTTAGGGCGTATTCGGGCGCAGGGGCAATTCGGGCATATTTGGGTTACGACCACGCCAAAAGGCAAGCGCAACTGGGTTTACGATGTTAGCCAGACTGCTGAAATATACAGGGCGACTACTTTCGACAATCCGCATACAGCGCAGGAATGGAAGGACATTCTTTTATCGAGTTACGAGGGGCAATTCAAGCGGCAGGAGTTGTTCGCTGAATTTGTAGCTTTTGAGGGATTGGTATATCCGCAGTTTGACGCGAGCCAACACGTTAAAGAGATGAACCCGCGCAACTATATCGGATTCGGACTGGGCACGGATGAAGGTTACACGAATCCGGCTGCAATTCTGAAAATCTATTTTGATGGTGATGACAACTTCTATATCGCAGAGGAATATTATAGAACTGGTAAACTTCAAAGTGAGATTGTAGAAGAGCACCTCCGCATGGCTGGGGATCACAATCCGGAAATCATTGCAGATAGCAGCGCGGCTGGGTTGATTGCCGCATTGCGGGACGCTGGGCTTGATGTTCAACCCAGAACAGGAGGTGTGTTGGAAGGCATTAAACGAATGCAGGAATTGTTTGCGAAAAACAAGATTATAATTGATCCGCAGTGCGTAAATCTAATTGCGGAACTGGAGAGTTATTCTTGGAAAGATGGCAAGGACGAACCGGTGAAGGAATTTGACCACGCCGCTGACAGTGCCAGATATTACATTACACGAAAGAAAAAGCCCGCCTTGAAGGCACGGCAATGGAGGTATTAATGAATCCCGATTTAGAATTATTGATGGGCGAGCTTGGAAAGCAGGCTGAAAATGTGCACGTATTCCGGCGATATTACAGTGGTGACCAACCGCTGATGTACACGCACCAACGATTAAAAGACGTGTTCAACAAGTCGACGGTGCGTTTTATTCAGAATTGGTGTGCAGTGGTTGTCGACAGCACGGCAGATAGAATTGACTTGAAAGGGTTTGACAATCCGAAAAAGCGGGCGAACAAACGGCTTGACGACTTTTGGGAAGATCAGTTCATTGACATGGTATCAAGGCAGGTTCATCAAGACGCGCTTGTTACTGGTGATGGGTACGTTATGCTTGACCGGATCAACGGACAGACACGCGCTTATTACAACTCGCCGGATAAGGTATTTCTCGACTACGAAAAGAACGATCCGAACAAAAAGCGGGCTGGGATTAAGTGCTATTACGACCCGCAGGATAACATGACCCGTGTTTATTTGTATTACCCGACCCGCATTGAAAAGTACGAGCAACAGGGGAACGAACGGGATTTGAACAAGTTTATATTGGTAGACGAATACGCAAATGATTTTGGTGACGTACCGATAATTCACTTCAGCTGCCAACCGGAATTGACGAACGTGATGCCGATTCAGGATGCAATTAATAAGACATTCAGTGACATGATGGTGGTTAGTGAATTTGGCGCATTCCCACAAAGGTGGATGATTACGAATGCTGATATATCGACATTGAAAGCAACTCCACAGGCGATAATGCAGATTCCAAAGGGGGTGAGTGAAGAGGAAGATACCAGTGTTGGAGAATTCAGCACTGCTAATCTGACGATGTTCCTGGAGACAATCGACAAGCTGACCAACTCGATTGCGGTTATTTCTCGAACGCCGAAGCATTATTTCTTCAACGTTGGTGCGAACATCTCCGGTGAAGCCTTGCAGGTAATGGAAACGCCGCTGATTAAGAAAGTGGAAAAGCTGATAACCAACTTTGAGCATGGCTGGCTTGAACTTGCCGCATTAATTGACGCGACAGAGGGAACGACTTGTGTGTGGGAGCGACCCGAAACACAGCAAACGCTAATGGAAACGCAGGCGATGAAAACCATGCTTGAAATGGGGATTCCGCTTGTAACCATATTGAAGCAGTACGGCTGGACGATGGACGAAATCGAACAGTTGAAACAGGATCAAGAGGAGCAGAAGCTGAAAGAGGCGACAGTGATGGATAACGCGATAATCAATGCACTGTCACGGCTTGAACAGAGCAATAATCCGTACAATCTCAACTCACTAAGGCAAACGCAGGCAGAACGAGGTGTGGCTGAATAATGCCAGTATCTGAGATAGTAAGACGGGCGTTGCAGTACAAAACCGCGTTGGATGGGCGCACTGGGTATCAGTACCTCCAAATGCGGGATTACTGGATTGCGGTTAGGTCAAGCTTATATTCGCAGGCGCAAACGGTGGCACAGGAAATACTGGAGCGATTCCCTGATGGCGGCGCGAGTATGCAGTGGGTTAGGGAGCTTGCTTATTATCGGGCGCTTACTGAGCAAGCTGATAACGTTATCGCACAGTATGGCAGTTGGGGGCAGACGTACACGCTCCAACAGGTACTTGACGAATATCGGATCAGTGCTGATGAAGCCGTGAATCTGATTAACATTGAACGAACGCAGGGGATGGGTTATTTCCAAGGGCTTGCACGCCCGCAGCTGGAGATGATGGCGGGCTTTGCGCAGGCAGACGCTCCACTGGGAAAACTCTTTGCCGGAATTGGTGAAGGGGCAAGGGAGCAGCTCACAGCGTCACTGATGGAAGGATTGGCAAAGGGAATGCCGAGTAAAAAGATTGCCGAATTGATGGTGAGCAACTTCAACATTCCGTTTGTTCGTGCTAATCTAATTGCCCGTACTGAAGTGAACAGAGCGCACAGGGCAAGCTCACTGGAAACCTACCAGAACCACAAAATCCGCCGATTTAAACGGATGGCAAGCAAGCAGCGGGCTTGCATGGCTTGTCTGATGTTAGACGGGCAAATTTACACATCTGAACACGAACTGGACGACCACCCGAATGGTGCTTGCGTTATGGTGCCGTGGGTTGATGGCGCAGACGAGCCGACATGGGATTATGGCAAAGATTATTTCATGGGCTTGTCGGAAGAGGAACAGCGTAAGCGCATGGGCAACGCTTATTATGAGGCATGGCAGAGAGGCGATTACCAGTTGGATGATTTAGCACGAATACAAAAAAACCGAGTGTGGGGTGGTAGCCCGCAGGTTGTTCCGTTGAAGGAATTATCACCTGATTGGAAGTCGTGGTATGCAAGGGATAAATAAATCCTTGTAATTATTAAAAGTATGATAAAATAACGAAGGAGATGAAATGGCAGAACCAGAAAAGACAGACGAAGCGGGAGAAAAGGCAACATTCGAGACGTTTGAAGCCTTCCTTACTGAACAGCCAGAGGCAATAAAAGCCTTGTACGAAACAACGGTATCGGGCTTGAAGAGTGCGTTGGAATCGGAAAGGGAAAGCCGTAAGAAACTGTCAGAGCAGGTGAAGTCACTCGCACCGCAAGTAGAAAAAGGGAGTGAACTGGAGAAGCGTTTGGCGGAGACCGCCAGAATGTTGCAGGAAGCAGAACAGCGTGAAGCCGAGAGCAGCAGACATGCAAAGTTCATCGATCAAGCAATTAGACCGGGTGTCAATTGCACGAATCCAAAGGCGGCGTACGCCTTGGCAACAGCGGAGGGATTATTCTCTGAGCAGGGAGAGCCTGACTGGGAAAAGCTCCGTACACTTGCACCAGAACTATTTCGTGTAGCCGGAATAACAGCTGCCGGAGCAACCGGCAAAGTCACCGGCGATGACATCAATGCCCTGATCAGACGAAAGATTGGTGTGCATTAAGGTTAAATTACTTGGAGGTAAACAATGATTGCAAAAAAATGACGCAGAAGCCCTCTTCAAAGAGGACGTTGCGCAGGAAATTTTTAAGCACGTTGCCGAGAATTCGGTTGTGCTTTCACTCGGACGCAGGCTTGCGAACATGACTGCCGGACAGCGCCGGCTCCCGATCATGAGCGCGTTGCCGATGGCGTACTGGGTTGACGGAGTGCCGGGTGATCCGGCTGACAAAAGCCCGTCTGGACAGAACACGCTGGGATTCAAGCAGACTACAACCGCAGAATGGAAAAACAAGTACATTCACGCCGAAGAAATCGCCGTGATTGTTCCCATTCCGGTATCTGTGGCAGAGGATTCGAGCTATGACATTTTCGGTGAGATTAAGCCATATATCGGCGAGGCATTCGGAGCGGTAATTGACGCCGCGGTACTTCATGGCACAAACGCACCGAGCAACTTCCCGACGGATATTGTTGCTGCTGCAAAGGCGGCTGGTAACAGTCTGGAATTAGCTGACATTGGCGATTTGTACGACGACATCATGGGCTATGACGATTCCACTTCAACGCCCGG